GCTGCTTGCATGTCATAGCCATATTTCTTAACTGATTTATTAAAAGAAAAAGGTTCGCAAGATATAGTCGTTTTATAATCTATAATCACTATCTTGTTATCTGAATTAGGTTCTTTTAATGGTGGGCATAACATATCAGGTCTGCATTTACATAGCACATCATCTTCATACCAGTAGATACTTGCTTCTGCTACTTTACCTTTAGCATTAAGATAAGCATTACCTTCATAGACCATACTATCCTTCATGCTCTGAATTAGATTCACATCATCTTCTTTTAATACTATGAATCCTTGCTCTTCATATTCAGCCTTTTCTTCTTTGTATGCTTTTGTATATGGAGAGCCTGTAAGCACCCTGACTTCTTTATCAAATGCTTCTTGACCTTCTACTATTAGTGCATGAGCAGCAGTTCCAAATTTTAGATTAGGTGAGCTTTCTTGTTTATGTTCTATTGCATGAAGCTGTGACTGACCAAACCTTCTAATATAACTACTGCTAATTCCTACGCCAGCATGGTAATCCTCATTAGGTATATCTTTATAGATAAGTGCTTGTCCTCTTTGTTCTGATGCAAAGTTCTTTAGTGATTCTATTTTCATCTTGCTAATCCTAGTATGTATTTAACTTCATCAAGTGAATCCCTAACTTTGTATTCATCATTACCAACTTCAACAATAACTTCACTGGTGAACTGGTCTTTATAAAAACCACTGATTGCTCTTGGTGGTATGTTAAGTTCACCACCACCCATTAAATTAAATGTTACATTCATTTTCTGTTATTCCTGTCGTTGATAATTAAAGCAACTGCATATAAGCAAACTGCCATAAAACCTAATATTAATAATATTTGATAGTCCATTATGCACACTCCTCTTCAATATAATCTTTATGTAAATGTAATTTCTGTTCTATAGCTTCAAGCAAACAATCTTCTACTTCTTTCCAAGATTCAAGTTCAATTCCATGTTCAATACCATTTATGTTTACATAATAAAGCCTGACGTGTTCGTAATAAGCAACATCATAGAAATTAGTATAAATATCATCAGGATTAACCCATTCATCTAAAAGTTTTTGAACTCTCTTCTTGGCTGACATTCTTCTTTTGATATATCTCTTAGGTTCAGGAATAATAACCAAGCTAACATCTTCAAATGGTTTATGTTTTTTACTAAGTCTTTTCTTGCTTATAGTTCTTTCAAAATCTGCAAACTCAACATTTGCATCATTAAGACTTTTAACCAAATCTTTTATAGAAGGTTGTTCAGGATGTAAGTGATGTAAGAGCAAACAATACTCAGCAACAAACCTAGCCCCATGCAAATCATTTGTAATACAATGTGCATATTCGTGAAGTAGAACTGAATAAGACCTACCCCATTCATTCCTAATCATTATTTCATTTTGATTAAATGCATAACACTTGCCATGCCCATTTCTAAATCTTAAACGAACTCTACGTTTAAAGATTTTGTTTAGTCTTTTAATGACATCCTGACATTGTTTCTGTGATAAATAACTGTCCTTAATCATCCATGACTGGGAATCTTCCCAGTCATAAACTTTTTGTATTTGTATATCTCTCATTATTTACTCTCCCTTTTATTTAATTTATGAATCTTGTAAATGCTTTTCTGATACTCAAAATCAGATTGCATATCTTCCCAAATCTCATCTTTGATTTCTTGCTTGATAGAAGCATCAACTTTAGTAACTAATTCAAACTCAGACTTCTTGGGAATCCACCATTGATGATTCAATGATTTGTATTCAGGAGATGGTTGACCTAAGTCTTTCCATCTCCATTGAATAGCACCATGTTTGGTGTTGCACATTAGGTTCATTATTTACTCTCCTCTAAATAAGCATCTACTATTCTGTCAAAGAACTTAGCAGACCATTGTGTTCGAAATACTGTCTTAAGGAACTCGTAATGCTCACCCTCTCTTCTTCTAAGAGCATCATGTAGTTGTACATTATCACCAACAATCTTAGCCAGCTTTTGTACATAGTCAGCCTTAGTTGTTTGATTACCTTTTCCTGTTTTGCCTACGCCTAACATTACTTCTTCTCCTTAGTTAATTTAACCTTATGCCCTTCTTTAATTAATCTAGCTCTCTTACTAGCCATGTAGAATAAGTCGCTAGTCTTGATAGCAACCACCCAGCCTATACTGGGTAGTTGAACTTGTAGTGTGTATCTCATTATGCTGACTCCTTAAGTTGATTAAGCTCAACCTCTGCTTTTTTTACATAATTTTTCCATGTAGAGACATTGCCATATTTTGCTAAAAGATTTTTGTATTTTTCTATTGTGTTATTTAATATTTCAATTCTTCTTTCTTTGTTTATTTCCATGTTATTTAACTCCTTATTTTTAATCAACATACTACCCATTTTATATAAAAATATATAAATGTAAACATTTATTTAAAAATATTTTAATTTATTTTTAAGTGCTAAATTATAGGATTTAAAACAGGAACTGAACTAAGACTGTCTAGTGTTTCTTTTAAGGATTCTAATTCCATATCATCAGTTATGGATTTCTTATCAAAAGTAAAATAGTTTTGTGATGATGTATTTGCTTTGAACATGATTCGCTTTTTATCTTCATCAAAGAATACAAAAGCTAATATATCGCAAGTGTAATGTTTGTAAGTTTCAGACATTGACCTTGAGTTCTCAGCAGCAAAGATAAACTTCTTTTCTTTAGTTGCTCGTCTGCTTTTGACTTGCACTGTATATTTGGCTGAACCAAATTCAACCATTAAATCAGCAGGATGTTTTTCTTGGGTGGGGAAACAAAAGTCAGCATATTCCAAAAGAAATGTTTGTACTAGGGATTCACCCAAAGCACCTAGTCTTGAATTATTTTGATGTTGGTCTGATGTCTTTCTTGGCATTTTGACATAAGGCTAATTGCCTTGAGTTGTAAGCTGCTCTATTTGGGGTTTGGGTTGCGTACTTGCTTCTTAATACCTCTTCACTTGCTTCTAACCAACAACCCATTTCCATTAATGCTCTTGTTTGTCTAAAATTCATAAAACCTGTTATACCCATCTGAAAGGTCATATCTACACATACAAGTTGTGCTTTCTCAGGGAACTGTCTCCATACTTCCCACATCTTATCTAGGTTAGCTGTTACTCTTTTGATATCATTGTCTAAAAGATATAGAGCTTCATCTTCTGATATACCATTAGCTTCTAAGTTTCTACCAATACCAATTGTGAGCTTATCTTCAGAACATTTATAAGGAAAAGTCCTCATGCCCTCATGTTTGAGCAACATCTGTTTTACATTGTCTAACATATTATTTTGTTAATCCTTTAGTTTTCTCATAACTTCTCATACCACCTAAACCAAGCATACCCATTAATACAGGTAGCATAGTTGATGTATCAGCTTGAGGTACGACTATTCCAAAAGGTGCTAATAAAGGACTAATTAAAAAATTAACCGCAAATCCTGCTACACATACCCAAGCTGTTGCTGGTCTCCAAGATGATTGAAACCAATTACCTTTAGCTTCTTCTTTGTTTACTTCTATTTGTGCTTTTGCAATTTCGTGAATATGTTTTTCAGACATGGTTGCAAGTTCATGTGCAATCTTTTGTTTGACATCAGCATCAGGAATGAATTTATCAAGAATTTCGCTGATAGGTTTGATAAGTTTATCTATCATAGGTTTTTATTTGTTAGATTAATCCTCTAACTATGATGGTAATCAAGGACGCAACTATTGTTGTAAGACCAGCTAATAACCAACCCTTCATACTATTTACTGATGCTTGTAAATCATCAGTTTTTCTATAAATAGTTTTCCAGCGTTCTTCGCACATTTTCTCATGAACTCTTAGGTCTGAATGTACATCATTAGCGGTCTTACGAGCAGCCATTATTCTTCCTCTACTACCTCAACCTCTTCATTATTGATAGCTCTATCAAATGATTGGATACATAGATTCTTATATTCATCTGTAATGACATAATCATCATAGTATTCTTGAAGTCTAGCTAGTTTTTTACCAGCAATGTTTAACTTAGCAGCTAGTGCCATTTGCTCTTCATTTAAATCAGCAGCTCTGTATTCAGTGCCATTAAATGTAATTATTACTGGTTCTTGGTTTTCCATCTTATTTTCTTCTTTACTCATTTAACTCTCCTATAAGTTATTTAAAATTAAATTATATACTAATTTTAAAATAATGTTATTCCTCAATAATTGTTTCTTCTTCTAAAGGCTCTACTATTTTTAAAGGCTCAACTATTACCTTACCATTTTCATCAGTCCAATCAGTATCTTTCATGTGTTGGTCATGTCTTTCTCCAATTACTAACCATGATACAGTTGCTGTTGATGATAAGTTTTGGCAGGATATAGTTAAAATATTTCCTGATACGCTACCTTTTACAGCATCCCAATCTGATTCATTTGAGGTAAAACATGAAGTGTTTGTATTTAGTAATATAAAAGTTCCTTCAGTCATACCTGCTTCAGTATCTAAATTAATAGTTGCACTTCCATCAACAAGTGATACAACACCTCTATAAATGTTATCTGCTTGTGGTGCTTCTACAAATGAATGTACCAAATTATGAGTATCTTTTTTAGATTCTAGTGGGTGGTCAATTGTAAATGAGCCTGAACTTTTTGATAAAGAACCATTAACTTGTAATGTTGCATTAGGAAGAGAAGTAGTTTTAATTCCAATGTTGCCATTATACCATATCCTCATTCTCTCAGTTAATTGTGTGCCATTAATAGAGTTTCTTGTAGAAAAAGCCAAACTACCTTGTGTATTACCAGTACCATTATTGAGCAATCCTTTTATAGCTGCAAAACCAACTGAACCTGCATTATCTCCTTGTAAATTAGCAAATAAAATACCACCACCTGAACCACCAGTAGTATTTGAGTCTGATATTCTTAACATTCCCCCTTGATTACCACTATCAGTTATATTAGCTGTATTTTGACCAGCACCATAAACATGTAATGTGTTTCGAGGACTACTCGTTCCAATTCCAACGTTGCCATTGCTATTTATGGTCATGCGAGTTGAAGGTGAGTTACTTCCCCCAGTACCAAAATCTAATCTTGTAGCACCGTTTGTGCTTACCCCTACTCCTTGTATATAAGCATTTACACCAGCACCACCTGAGTCTTGTGTTTCAAACTCAATCTTACCTACTATTTCACCATCAGATAAAAAAGAGTCTGTATTTTCTAATCTTAAAACTGCTGAACCAGCACCTGCTGCTATGTGAGTTAAAGTATCAGGACTAGTCGTTCCAATTCCAACGTTGCCATTTCCCTGAACAGTAAACAACAAATTGTTCTGATAGTCAGCCGCCCTAAAGGCATATTGAGAACTAGTATCACCTGCTGCAACATATAAACCAAAACCTGTTGCAGATGCATTTCTGAAATCACCTATTGTAGCAGCAGCGTTTGACCTCATATCAAGTCTTACACCTGATGCTGGAGTCGTTCCAATTCCAACGTTGCCTGAAGAATCAATACGCATCGATTCTGTGCCATTGTTAGAAAATGCTATAGTTCCTTGAGTGCTTGGATTAAACATTCCAGTATCTAAATCACCATTAAATGAATAAGCAGGATTACTCTCTACACGACCTGAATTAGTAAATTGAATAGTGGGTTCAAAAGTATTACCTACACCCACTCTTACATTGCCTGAAGAATCAATTCTCATGCGTTCTGCTGAGTTTGTGTACAAAGCAAGATTATTTGCACCAGTAACTTCTAAGTATCCTACAGTTCCATTAGTACCTACATTAGTAGAAAATGACCCGCCACCAGTAAGTGTAAGCTGAGATGTGGCACTACCAACTGAAGTAATTTGTCTATTTGTAGAACTACCGCCAATTGAACTAGTTCCAATTCCAAAATTACCAGCATTATTAAACCTAGCTACTTCTGCTGCGTTTGTAGCAAATATTAAAGCTGTATTACTTTCATTGTGTATTCTTGCAGCAGTATTCCCATCAAATCTTAGTTGAGTTTCTGAAGTGCTGTCTCCACTTATTTGTGCTGCGTTAAATCCAGCTTTATAAACTTCGAGCTTATAACTTGGACTACTCGTTCCAATTC